GTTTTTCGCCCGCAAGCTAACGCCACTGTCAACGACGGTGATCGGCAGGCATTTCGGCGGCCGCGACCACACCACAGTTTTGCACGCCAAGAAAGTTGTCGAGATGCGCGCCGACCGGGATCCGTTCGTGGAGATGGAGCTGGAAGTCCTGCGCGAACGGCTCGGCGCATGACCGAGGCGGTTCAAGAGATCGAGCGGAGGCGTGGGTGACGATCACCAGCGCCCTCATTCGCAGGACCATTGACGCCGGCCTAGACGGACAGGGCCTAGTCAAGCTCGCCTTCTTCCTTGAATCATATCCCAACGGCCGAGCGATGGTTAATGCCGTTCTCGATGCCGTTGAGGAAAACCCATCTCTTCCCCCCGACTACTTCGCCCGCGTTGTTGCCTCATTAGAGGAGCCGCACGAGCGCAAAGAACCAGCGAATGACAGATCAGGGCGCATGTCCAGCGCAAAACGGCGATCGCGGTACGCAGAACTCGTCGTAAGGGACGGCCAGCGATGCTGCGAGTGCGGATGCGCAGAGCAAACTATCTGGCGTCGGCAGGGAGTATGGGACGGAGATTTCGGCAAATACACCAAGGTTCATCCAACGTCGAACCTCGAAGTCGATCACAGAGAGCCGCTTTGGGCTGGCGGAAATAACGATGTTGAAAATCTCTGGCTGCTCTGCATCGATTGTCACAAGCGCAAAACCGCCACGGAAGCATCGCAGCGGAGGCGCGCGTGAGTCCGGAGACGATAGACGCCATGCTCGCTGCCGGCGCCACCGCAGAGGTGATTGCCGCTGCCTGGAAGGCTGAGATCGCTGAGCAGGAAAGGGCACTAGAAGAGCGCCGGTCAAAGGATCGTGACCGCCAGCGCCGTCACCGTGAATCACGCGATGTCACAGTGACAAACAGTGACACGGCGTTACCCGATGTGACCCCTTGCTCCCTTGAGGTTTCCCCCCACACCCCCCTTCCTAATCCCATAACCCAATCGCCCCTTAGTCCCCCCATTCAGGAGGAAAAACTTCGGGCTGTCGGCTCGTGCCTCAAGAAAGCCTACCAGGTCGAAATCCCCGACTGGATGCCGGAGAGCTTCGCCGAGTTTCGAGCCATGCGGAAGCGGATGCGGAACGTGCCGTTTGAGCCTGGAGCCGAGCGGCGCTGCATCGCCAAGCTTACCCGCCTTCGGAGCGAGGGCCACGATCCTGAAAAGCTTCTCTCGAAAGCGATCGAGAACGGGCACCGGACATTTTTCCCGGACGAAACCACGAAAGCAGATCGAAAGGCGACGCCTGAGCAAGTCCGCGAAAACCAACTTGGACTTGCCGCGCTCTACGACAGGATGGGCCGCACCGAGGAGGCGGACGAGATCAGGCGGCGATACGCAGCATCCATCGGCGATGTTGCTGGCGCAATCGTGAAAAGCGTGAGGGCCGCATGATCCGCATCCTCATCGGAGACATGCGGGAACGCTTGGCGGAACTGCCCGACAACAGCGTGGACTCGTGCGTCTGCGATCCGCCGTATCACCTGACCAGCATCGTCAAGCGGTTCGGAGAGGAGAACGCAGCTCCGGCGAAAGTCGGAAAGACCGGCGCCTATGCTCGCGCCAGCAAAGGCTTCATGGGTCAGACCTGGGACGGCGGTGATGTCGCGTTCCAGCCCGAGACATGGGCCGAAGTGCTGCGCGTCCTGAAGCCGGGCGGCCACCTGATCGCATTCAGCGGAACGCGCACCTATCACCGAATGGCTGTCGCAATCGAGGATGCGGGCTTCGAGGTCCGCGACATGATCGCATGGCACTACGGCAGCGGATTCCCGAAATCGCACGACATCAGCAAGGCGATAGACAAGCGAGGTGGCGCTGACATTTCGTGGTTCGGACATTGGCTTCGCGAGGAACGCGAACGGCGCGGCATCACGCAGAAGGAACTCGCTAAACACTTCCCGAGCCGCACGGGTGGCCTGACGGGGTGCGTGGCGAATTGGGAGTTGGGCCTCAACACGCCAACTGTGGAGCAATTCAACCTCCTCTGTGAAGTTCTTGAATTGCCATTCACTCGGCTGGAGGAAGCCGAGCGTGAGGTGGTGGGTCTCAAGCCCTATACGAATAGCGCCGCGCACTTCGTGCCGGGCGAGGACCATACGAAGCGGGTGCAGCTTGTCGAAACCGCCCCCGCAACCGACGCAGCCCGTGAATGGGAAGGCTGGGGAACCGCGCTAAAGCCCGCGACCGAACCGATCTGTCTCGCGCGCAAGCCGCTTAGCGAAAAGTCGATTGCCGCGAATGTCCTGAAGCATGGCGTTGGCGCGCTCAATATTGACGGGTGCCGGATCGGAACCGAGGGCGCGCGCAACAACGGCCGCCAGGCTGGCACGAAGGGCATTTACGGCCACATCGGCGCGACCGAGCCTGTCGATTACGGCATGGGGAGATGGCCCGCCAATCTCTGCCATGACGGAAGCGATGAAGTGGTGGCGGGGTTTCCTGATGCGGACGGCGCGGCCAGCAACGGCAAGCGCATCGGCAATGGCTATGGTGAAGGCTTCGGCGCGATGGAGCAAGCCGCATCCTACGCCGACTCCGGTTCCGCCGCCCGCTTCTTCTACTGCGCTAAAAGTTCGTCGGAAGAGCGAGGCGAAGGCAACACCCATCCAACTGTAAAGCCCGTTGCATTGATGCGCTGGCTCGTCCGGCTCGTCACCCCAAAGGGCGGAACGGTGCTCGATCCGTTCATGGGTTCAGGCTCGACCGCCCTCGCGTGTGACGCCGAGCAATTCGATTTCATCGGCTGCGAGCTGAGCGCGGATTACGCTGCCATTGCCGAGCGCAGGATCAAGGATGCCGCGGGCATGTTCGCGGACGTGAGGATTGCCGCATGACCCTCCGCTGCGATCCTGCAAGCTGGGAATCTCTTCGTCTGAGATACGAAGCAGAATTGAAGGTCAGGCGTGAAATGCAGGCTGAGAACAGGGGCAGGATCGAGGAATTGCAGCGGATATTGGCTGAGATGTTTGGGGAGGGTGGGAAATGAGCAAGGGCGGACGACCGATGATTATGGACGCCATTCGCTATGCGTGTGGCAAGATCAACAAGGCCGAAACCGAGAAGCTGAAGCGTGCCGAGGCCAAGCAGAAGGACGAGAAGTCCTCCCCCTCGCCCAAGATCGTCGCGCACCGGGCCGTGTTCAGCGCCCCCTGCTTCAAGGGCGGCGGGCAGGGGTCTCATGCTGGCGACGCGATCGGGCAACTGTGGTTGCTCGGCAAGATCGACATAAACGGCTTTGACGACACCAAGCTCCTGAACGCAGCTAGAACCTGGTGGCATGGGCGCAGCGTCATGTTCAAGGGCCTCGATTACAAGACGGCATCTTATGAGCGAGCGTCGCGGACATCGAACGCCAGCTCCAAGCTGACCAAGCCGGAACGTGAGTACGCCCGTTATAGCTCGTTCCTGCTCGACGCATCCGATTACGAGCAGGACTGCCTCGCCAATCTCATGGAGACAAACATCGACGGCGATTTCCCATGCTGGGTGTCGCGCATCATTCAGACAGAACTGCTCCGGTATGTCCGCATCCCGCTGGCCGAGCTCGCTTGCGATGACGATTACTCCAAGCTCGACGCGGCCAAGCGCGGCCTCATTGCAATGGCGGGCGCAGAAGCACGAATGAACAAGCGCGAGGCTGCGTGAATTTCAAAGAGCCACAGGCCCAACGCAATTGAACACGTTTTGTTCCTAAAACGTACTTGACATGTTTCGGAAATCATGCTATTCCGAAACCCACAATGGGCGAGATGTGCCCGCACTGCGTTTTACGCTCGGCCCGCCCTCATCGGCGGGTCGTTTTGTTTTAACGGGCAGACACCAAGAAACAGCGCCCGTCCCGCCGGCCAGCACCCAATACGACTTCCGCTTAGCTATGCTGGACAATGTTGAGGCGATGCTGCGCCGGCGGTTGTCATTTCAGGAGCGCTTATGTCCCGCGCTCGCAAGACCCTTATTGTTCGAAGGGCTGATCCAATGCACGAAACGGCGTCGGAGATTGCAGATGCGATTCACCGACTTGCCGACGAGTGCGCGGGCATAGCCGGAGCTCTGTCATACCTGGCGGCTGCAAAGCATTCAGGGACGGCGGGCGAGCAGCGGTTACTAGGCGCCGTGATCTACCAGACCTCGATCCAGCGGTTTGGCGGATTGAAATACGATGGTGAGCCGATCGACCAGATGACGATTGACGATCTCGCCAAGACATTCCGCAAGCTGCTGAGGAAGCCGTGACCCTCGCTGTCCGACGCTGCACGCATTACCGCGACGACAACAGCACCGCCAAGGCCGTCGAGATCAACATCGAGATATGGCGGCTGTGCCTATGCCTGGTGCTGGCGCTGTGACCCTCAAGGTAGTCTCCGACAACACGGTAGAGCTACCTGTCCGCAATCTGATGGACATTCCCTCGATGGCCCGCGGCTTTGCCGAGGATCTGGAGAGCGACGAATATGGTGAAGTCACCCGCGTAATCGTGGTGCTGGATTCACCGGATGGATTGAGAACGCTGCAATGGGGCGAGAACATCTCGATCTACGAGGCGATGGGAATGCTGGAGGCCGCGAAGATCACCAGCTTCGACATGCTGTTCAACGACGAGTGAAGCGCCTTCTGCTCAAATCGGCAGAGATAGCGATAGCATCATTGATGGTCGGAATGTTCTTCGCATTGGCCGATAGCGCAATGGCGATGATCGAGAGCCGCACACGATAACGCCCAAGACAGCCCACCCATCACGGGAGCTGAAACGAGAGGCATACAATGACCGACGTTCGGCAAACCATCCTGGAAGAGCTGGAGAAAGGCAGAAGCCTCCTCTCGATCTGCAAAGACAAGGGAATGCCGAGCGCTCGCACTGTCCAGCGATGGCAGGCTGATGACGCAGAGTTTGATGTCGCAGTTACGCGTGCGCGCGAGGATGGATTTCACTACCTTGCCGAGCAGGCCAGGATCAGGGCGCAGACGGCGGAAGATGCGGCGAAAGGCCGCTTGGCGTTCGATGCTGACCGCTGGTATCTGGGCAAGCTCTCGAACGCATTCTCGGACAACAAGGATCAGAAGCACGTCCATTCGGGCGCAATCGCGCTGAAGGGCATCGAGATACGATTTGGCCGATCAGATAGCGCTGAGTCCTGATGGCTGGCTGAGGCCGGTCATCGGAAGGGCGTTCGAGCCGCTGTGCAAGCCGTCCCGCTACAAGGGGGCATATGGCGGACGCGGATCGGGCAAGTCGCAGTTCTTCGCCGACTGGATGATTATTCAGGCGTTGGTCCGGCCTGGTTTTCGTGCGCTCTGCTGCCGTGAAATCCAGAAGTCACTGAAGGAATCGGCTAAGCGGCTGCTGGAGCAGAAGATTGTCGAGCGCGGCGTCGGGCACATGTTCGATGTTCAGGAAGCGCAGATCAAGACGCCGGGAGACGGGCTGATCGTTTTCGCCGGCCTCCAAGATCACACGGCGGAATCGATCAAGTCATATGAGGGCTTCGATGTAGCATGGGTGGAAGAGGCCCAGACCGTCAGCCCGAAGTCGCTGAACCTGCTGCGCCCCACGATCCGCAAGCCCGGATCGGAATTGTGGTTCAGCTGGAACCCGCGACTGAAGACCGATCCCGTTGACCTGATGCTGAGGGGCGATGAGCTACCGACCGACGCCAAGGTGGTACGGGCGAACTGGGACTCGAACGAGTGGTTTCCAGCCGAGCTCGAACAGGAGCGTCAGGACTGCCTTCGGATGCAGCCCGACCAATACGACCACATCTGGGAAGGCGGCTACATCACGGTTGCCGAGGGTGCGTATTACGCCAAGGATCTGGCACTGGCGAAAGAGCAGGGCCGGATTGCGGAGGTCGATCCCGATCCTCTGATGGAATACAAGGCGTTCTGGGACATCGGGACGAGGGACGCGACGGCCATATGGGTCGCGCAGTTCATCGGCTCGCAAATCAGGGTGCTCGATTATTACGAGGCGGTCGGCCAGCCGCTCGGCTCGCATCTCAACTGGCTCAGGTCGAAAGGCTACGAGGCAAGGTGCTACCTGCCCCACGACGGAGCAGCG